TGCATCAGCTAATTTTTTCTTGGTTTGTGCAAGCCACCATTCAGGGGTGAGAAGTCTTTTTAATGCTTCAAGAGCCATATCCACAAAGCCCAAAAGACCTGTCATGATCTTATCGCCAAGATCATAGAAAGTAAAGTCCCTCAAATGTTCATCTACACCTTCTTTTGCACCTTTAACATACATGCCTATCTTTTCACCTGCACCTTTGTCAAATAACCCAACCACCCATGCTACCAATTTGCCAGGCAATTGAATCAACAATTCATCCATTAGACTTATCATGGCTTTATAGGCTACATCTCCCACACTAGAAAATAACCTACCATAAAACTCCATTCCATCTTGTGAAGCTAGCCATTTTTTAATTTGTGGTTCTAATGATTGTTTGTCAAGAAAAATTAAAGGGAAGAAGGCTGAGCTCCCTAGCCATCCTAATAGTTGTAATGCAAAGTGTGTGAGATTTGTGACAAGCATTTCCTTGGGAATATCTTCGCCTTTGATTGCTTTTAATGCCAGGGGTAAGATGTCGTCTATGGCTGCAAACAATACACCAAATATTTTTATGAATTTATCTGCAATGCCCATACCTGCTTTTACCGCTGGTATCTCCATGACGGTCTTAATTAAATCACCTAATTTTACAAAAACAGTTCCAATAAAATTACCGATGGCAGCTGTAACTGACTCAGATGCAGCTAGTTCACCTGGCTTTGCTACTCCAAGCATGCTTGTTATCTTATCCAACATGCTTATCATATCACCTTTTAGTGCTTGTCTGTATTCTTTTATCTTGGCACCCATGGCTGCAGTTTCCTGTTCTGTGAACATGGATGCAAGTAAATCTTTCTTAATTTCACTGAAAAAGTTTTTTATACTGTCTCCCCAGCTTTTGAATGCTGCTTTAAAATCATCTATGCTAATTCTTAGTTCTGCTCTAAGTCCATCCAGATAAGCCTTCATATTAGCAGGCATTTCCAATATGAAATTGGGTGTTATGGCTGCAGCCATTTCTTTTAAATCTCTAATAAACAGGTTAAATAATGTTTTGCGTTTGGCGACTTCAACATTGAACAATTCAATGTCAGTTTTTAGGTTGCGCAACTCTTCCAGTGTGTACCCTTCAATCTTTAATCTCTTCAGTTCTTCCAAGGATTTTACAAAAGTAGTATCAGCTGCACCAGAGTCTTTTAATTTTTCTATGATATTTGTTAAATCTGCAAGAGACATTTTTAAAGTTTCATATTCAAACTTCTTAATGTATCCTCTCAACTCAAACATTTCAGCTTCAGAAAGTGTGGGGGCTTGTAGAGTTAATCTGAGTTTTCTGAATATTTTTAAGTCATTCAAGAACTTTAATTTTGTTTCTTCATTTGCAGCTTGTAATTCAATGATGTACTGATCAAGTTCCTTGGGACTCAGTTTTAATATTTCTGGTGGAAGCTGTTTGATTCTTTCAAGCATTATTTTTATATTTGGTACCAGGTCTTGGCGGGTTGCATTGAGCATTTTGAGCTGGCCAATAAAATCTTGTTCACCCTTTAGGATTGTCTTCAAATCAGCAACACGCATTCCATACATCTTGGCTATCTCATCCAAGTCCTTGAGTATTTTGGGGTCATTGAGAGACTTGAATTCAAGTGATTTGGGATCTATCTTTAACATTGCTTCCAAGTCTTTAAAGAATTTCTCCTTGTCAGCGAGTATCTTTGCTCTCATTTCTGGGGAAAGTTTAAACACTTCCTCCATGTCTCTCAATAAATCATTGAATTTTAATTTGTCTTTTGTAGGAACAAGAAACTCCTTGATGTCTTTAAAGAAGTTTTCCATTGTTGCAAATGCTTCTTTAACTAGGTCATATAGAAATTTTGCTCTTTGTGAGATAAAGACAAATGCACCTATCAAGAGCCCCAAGCCAAGCCCTGCAGCTGCAAGCAAGTCACCGAGCATGCCACCTACACCACCAGCTTTCTTTATTCCGGGGATATCTGCGCCGGGCAGCATATTTTTAAGAGCTTTATTAAGTTGCTTCCTGCCTTCACTAGTGACACCATCAAATACAAAAGGCATTGCTTGATATTGTCGTTCTTTTCTTTTGAAAGCTGAAAATCGAGTATTTTGTAGCGTTTCTTTCTGCTCTTTTTCTTCAACTAAATCATATATCCTGCTCTTCTTTACCTTGCCATCTTTATTTTCTGCATAATTGGAATCTAAAAACTTTACAACATAGTCCATCTTATCATTAAGAGTGGATACATCATTTATAAGATCTTGTGTAACATCGTCCATCAAATATATTTAAGATGGAACAGTAGTTTTAACTTTATACTGTAAAGAAAGTGGGTTCTACTGTGATGACTGTCTTGGAATCAGGCAATGTTAACAGTTCTCGCTCAAATTGTTTGACGCTATTGATATAATCAATCAATTTAGCATTCAACGAAATAGGTATCTTCTCAACAATTTGTGTTTTTTGATTGAATGTCAGTTCACTGAACTTGATCTCTTCTGTGCCAACTTTTACTATTTTCATGTATTTAATAATTTCATTAATATACATTTCACCGAGAGCCTCTCTTGTTAAGTCCCTCGTATTAGTAATTGGTAGCAGTTTTTTCTTTGTCTCGTTATTAATGGCAATGTCCTCTGCTATTGTCGGAATAGCAGCTGAAATGCTTACTGTGCCATCAGTTACTTCTCTTGTTTTGAGAATATCAGGTGTAGCTATATTCTTATTAACTAAGACCATCAGGTCGACAGTTGTATCTGTATCATAAGGCTTGAAGTTTGGGCTAATTGACAATGCTCTCAAAGATGTGAGGATAAAATTCTTATCAGAGGCTAGTAGTAGGGAGGGTTCATTGCAATTGTCGCGAACTATTTCACTGGTTAAGTTGATAAAGCTTAATCCTGCAGTGCCTTCCTCAAGAGCACACTTGACAATATTCTTTTGTTGTTTTGTTGTTACATCTTTAAATTTTATTTTTTTGTTTAATGATGGTACAAAGATCTCATAATCCTTTGAGAGCGAATTTAGAGCATTGAGAGCATTATTAAAATTATCCATATATCCTATTTATAACCTTGTGGTTTGTTTTCAACGCTCTTCTGCCGCTCTTCCTTGAGCTGGTTCATTTCAGTTTCTAAAATGTTCTTCAAGATAAGGTTTTCTACTAGCGTATTCTTATCAATATACTCTGCAGAGTAAAACAGCTTGCTAACTAATATGTACTGTAATTCATAAAGACTTTTTAGATTGGTGGTGAAGAGCACTTTGATGAATTCAAACATATTATTATCAAAAGGTGAGACAATAAAAGACTGGTCACTATCAAAGAGCTTAATTTCACACTGCTTGAACACAGAAGATACTTCATTCTGATAAGCTCTTAAATCTGAAATTATGGAAGATGGTAATTTTTCAAAAATTGTAATTTTTTCCTCATCTGAGAGACTGCTGTAGTTGATGGGGGCACCATTGATGATAATTTCTTGAATTGAGAAGCACAAGGGATCATACACATCATTAAAGCATAAATTTTTGGGCAAATCGGTTTCAAGGGTAAAATTATCATGAGTAAAGATGCGCTTAAATGATTTGTTTAAACTTTGTAGTTGTGTGAAGATGGGTATAATAGATGTCTTCTTTGTAAAGCTTCCAGAGGATATCTCCACCTCGGAGGAGATAGATGCTAATCTTAAGAGAAACAAGAGTGAAAATTTATCAAAATTTGTGAGTGATGTTGCGTTTGAATTGTTTTCTACAATATAATTTAAATACTCGCTTATATGCTTGTTATTTTTATTGCCAATAAATTTATTTAAAATTCTGTATTGCTCAAAAGTGAGCTCTTTTACTGTAAAAATTTTATTTGTTGAAGGCTGAGTAAACGTTAAATGAAATTGCATTATAAAAATCCTAATGGGTTTATAGAGCCAATACCGTTCTGAAAGGATGTGACTCTAGGTATTTCACCATTAGATATTCTATTAACAATATCAGCTATAGGCAAGTACAAATTATTTTCAATTGTGTAATTGCTATATGACCAACGTGTTGTATAGATTTGTTCTTTCTCTTCTGAGAAATCTAGTGTCTGTGTGCTTATAGAGTAAGGTGCACAATTGTAGAATGTATAGACTTTTCTTGGAATCATAGAGATACCGTTAAAAGTTCTTGTATACTGCAAGAGTGTCATGTTGCATTTCATGTTAAGCGGGTCTTTTGATGTAGCAGTATCTTTTGGTCTAGCTGCTAGTCCAAAATGAGATGTGAGAATTGTCCATGGCTTTAAAACGAAGTCGATGAATGATGTGTTTGTCTCTCTGAATTCAATTGATAGCTCTGGTGGTGTATTAGATCTGTTGCCTGCTAATATTCCGGGAAGAAATCCTCTATTATTGTTTACAGATATAGATTCCATGGCAAATTCTTCTACTGGAATAGTAACAGAATAAGCAAATAAACACCCTACAATTTTTTGAAGGGGAAAGCTTGCAAGGATTGATTTAGCAGATGAAATATCCCAGCCTTTTCTTGCACCGTCAGTTCTCTCTACTCCTTGTATTATTTGCGTTCTTAACGCTGGTGGGTAATTATCTACTACAATCATCCACTGTGTTGACATTGGAATCGATGTAAACCATGATTCCATCTGCACAAGAAAGTAATCTCTAGGACTTATTAATGGTACACCAGGGAGATTAAAACCAAATAAATCAATTACTTGCGGTGCAAATAGAGAGTTAGTGCCATTTGATATATTGGTAAAATTATTACCTAATGACTGCAGTGCATTGGTAAACGGATCGTTCACCTAATTATTTAAGAGGAAAATGAATTACTTAGCTTGTTTTTCTCCAGTAATGGTAGGAGATAGTAGTAGTAAATTCAATGGTGTTGCCTGTTCCATCAGAGATATTATAGCTCAATGGACCAACACTTCTAACAGAAACACCAACCAGCTGATACTGAGCTATTTTATTCATTTGATTGTCTAGCTGTACAAGATCAATTACTGCTGTCTGTTTAGGGGCAAAGTAGTTACCTGTGCTTGTTCCATCATTAAAAATGTCTTGTGACCATGTTTCAAATTTCTGACGGATTTTTGACTGAGCATCAGCGTAAAATGTTAATGTATATGCTTCACTACCAGGGTATGTGGCATTACCGGGTAAGTTAAAGTTTAGTCCCATGAAAGGAACAGGTACATTAGTAATAGCTCTCTCAGGCAAGGTCGCTGTTTTGACATATACTAAATCATCATTGTCAAATGAGACTGTGCTGGCTCCACCAGTATTAATTGATAATACTCTGAAAGCATAATCACGAGCGAACTCGCGGGTTTGGGCTACTCTGTAGAAGTCTGTAATTAGTTGGTTTACGTCTGACATAAAATTATTTATTCTTTAGGTTACTATCTCCTGGAAGTTTACTCCCGTTCTTGTTGCATAGAAGTTAGCTAAGATAAACTCTGCTGTTCTTACAGGCTTGATGTATATATCTATAACAAGAGCATTATCATCAATCACTGATGGTGTATTGTTGCGCTCATCACAGATAATTAAATAGTCATATATACCTTGCGTGTTTTTTGCATTTTCAAAAATGGGTGACAAGGTGTTGATAACCTGAGTGCGTGTAAACAATGTGTTGGGCTCAAACACAAAATACTTCATTGTATTGCGTGTTGCAGTCTCAAGATTCAAGAACATTCTACGCACATTGATACGATCAAATGCACTTGGCTTTTTCTGTAAAGTCTTTTACCAAATATCACAAAGCCTTCAGCAGGGAAGAATGCTACAGGGTTTAAATTAACCTTATATAGATCATCTCTTTGTTTTTGCTTGGGGTAGTAGGCAATATCGCTTACGCCACCCACAACACCGCGGGTAAATCCTGCAGGAGCATACCAAGGCTGATAATTTGTATCAGTATTAGCCATTGAAGCTGCAGCAAATCCAGAGAATGGAACATATGTCTGTAGAGAAGAAGCAATGTCTGTTACTCTCGCTACAGTTGCAAAAGTACAAGCATAGCTTGAATCTATTACTGAGAATTGATTTCTTAGTGGCCAGTATATATCACTTGTGAACGACTTTGTAGGATCGCTTATTGTTTTAAGTCCACCAGAAACAAGAATATTTGTCAGAGGATCAGCAATAAACAAGCAATCCTTACGTCTAGATCCTGCAAATGATACAAACTCAGTAGCTACCTGATTGTATAGCGAGGCAGCTTCTGGCAAAGAGGAGCTTCTTTGAGCTGTCATTGCATAAAACATTGAATTAAAGGTTGCAGCATCATCAAAATACCCTGAAGTTGCAGGATTTAAAGAGTTTACAAATACTGTACCCAATCCTGCCTCAATGACTAAATTGAGAGGATATATATCCTGATTGTCGAGCTTGTTCAACATGTTTGATACTTTAGCAGGTAGGTTACCAATTTCTTTAGTATCAAGATTTTGATTAAGGTAATCTCCTAGAGCAACGAGACTGTCAGCATCACCAAGAAGAGCTCTAAAGCCTTCAACTACCGCTTGTGGTGCTCCAACACGACCTATATAGTCGTTTGCGCTTTCACCAGCAAGGGGTACTGCTAATCTTGTACCTAGAAAGCGAACTTTCTTTGTAGGTATACCATCAATATCCAGCCATGTAGCTTGATTTTTGTTTGAAATGTATGGATTAATTAGTACAGATGCTTGTAGGAGAGTTTTATCTTCAGTCTCAAGTGAAAAGCTCTGTGAAGGTCCACCGTTCTCTCCGTTGATTTGTCTGTTAGCATCAAATGATCCAACAAGACTCTCTGACATTACATAGTCAAGAGCAATAGTGTCAGGAGCAAATACAGATTGACGGAGCTTAACTACAGAAAAGATAACTGTATCATCATATTGATTGCTAGAGATATCAAAAGTGGGAACATTTTCTATTGCTTCTGATAAACTACCACCATTACCGTCAGCAGTAGCACTAAGTGCAAAATTTAATCGTGTGGAAGGAAGTTCTACATACTCTTCCATGGAAATAGCTGGATTGTTACTATTAACAGTTAAAATGCGATGTACATCATCAAAGTCTGTAGCAGGGTTTAAATTAGTATTATCAGCAATGTTGATATAAAAGCCTTCAAACCTATTGTTAATGGAGGATTGTGCTTTATTTAAAACAATAACGCCTGCTCCGCTCAAGCTAGCTACTGAATTGAATTCTACTGCACCGCCTGTGTCAGCAGCCCAGGAAAAACCATCACCTCTGAGTATGCTTATATATTCTTCTTGTGTTAAAGATAAGTGTGTAGGCTCTCCAAAGAAATAATTTGAAGAGACGCTATTTAGTGTTGTTGAAGAAACACCAGCAACATATGTTGCAACAGGATATACTAGTGCACTAAAATTATTGGTAGTATCAATTCCTTGTCCATTGCCATAAGGTATTCTGTAGACCAAAACATCGCTGGGGCTCTGCAAGACAGCTTTAGTGGAATGGTAAAAATATCTCTCTGCAGCATTGGAAGGCTGGCCATAAATTTGCTCAAATTCAGAAACGCTGCTAACTTTGATAGGTTCGGAAACAGGTCCTTTTGAAGCAAATCCAGGAATAAGTACTGTAGTAACAGGATTTCCTACTGCTCTCAATGAAAGGTCTATTTCGCTAATTTGTACACCGGGGCTCTGAATTGTTCTTGCCATATAAAGTATTTATTTGTTTCGGGGTAAAATTTTTGAAAAAATATTTATATATTATCTACATTTTCAATTAAATTGACAAATAATTGTGAAAAAGTAAATGTAAAGCTTGTTTCTAGTTCATCAGGGGTGCGATAATTAAATTCAATACCACCTAAAGAAACAGGAAAAGCTCTTGTATATTTAAATTCCATAATGCGCTTATTATACTCATCAAGGGGAAATAGAGATATATCCGCTTTATAATCATCAAGAATTTTTTTGTGTAATATTGTGTTTTGCTTTGTATTGTTAATTAAGTTGTTTGAATCAAACGTACTGTCATACGTATTATTTAAAATATTGAGCCATGAATATATAACCCAATAATTATTGAACCGGTTGTCAACTGTAAAGTTTACGGTAACGGGTTCATATGGTGGACGTGCTAAGCTTGACTGTGATAATGTTTGACCGGAGTATCTTATATCTAGTTTAGGAACTTCAATTGTAGGCACAACAGCTCCATAAACAGAGAATTGAAGTGAATCGGGAATAATGTGTTTATTACCTCTGTTAATTTTTTGTGATATCTCTTTTAATGCATCAGGAAAATTAAGAACAAATAAAAATTTATCTTTACGTTGCTTATTAAAAGGACTCTGAATATATGATTCTGTATTAGCCATTTAATCTCCTCCAACCATGTGATTCAAGATCTGATAGTTCATTATAATCATCTTCATTTTTGCCTTGTATTAATATAGGCATGGGATTAAAGTTTTGTTTATCTCTTTCATTGTAATATGATCCTGCAGGGTTCACATAATATTTAATACCAAAATCTAATAGCTTAAGCTTAAGTGGTTTTTTATTGTCATCTAATTCTGCTATCTCAAAATATT